CCCGGCCGGCACCACCCCGTCGAGGACCACCAGCGGCGGCGGCCCGGGGGCGGCACGCAGGCGGGCCAGGATCGCCTGGACGTGCGCGTCGACGCCGCTCACCGGCCGTCCACCAGCCGGACCGCCAGGTCCTCGAGCGCCTTCTCGAACTTTGGTAGCTCTTCGTCGGCGGCGGGGCCCATGAACGGCAGCGGGGCGTTGTTGACGGTGCCGTACTCGGCGATGTTGCCCAGCGGTGCCTGCCCGCCCTTCGCCTTGTCCGGGCCGATCTCGCCCACCACCGATGTGCCCCGCACCTGCGTGTCGTAGCTGATCGTGTGCGGCAGCCCTCGCAGCGTCGGATGCCCGGAGATCCGCTGCTTGGCGTCGTTCTTGATGTTCAGCGAACCCTTCTGCACGACCTTGCGCACCTCGGGCACCGAGTCGCGCAGCGCCTCGTCGTACTCACGGATCAGCGCCTGCAGCTCCCGGGTGTCGGCCTCCATCAGCTGGTCACCTCCTCCACCTGCAGCCGCCGCGACGTGGCGTGCGTCTTGTGGGCCAGGTCCCGGATCCGGAACTGCCGGCCGGGCAGATCCGGGTCGTGGGCGCTGGCCACCATCAGCACCTCGTCGGCGGGCTGCAGGCCGGTTACCGACATCGGCACCTGCACCTCCAGGCGCAGCAGCAGCAGCCGGGCCTCGCCGGCCTCCACCGCCGCCGCCTGCCCGCCGGACTGCTGCACCCTGCAACGGCCCTCGTAGAGCACCTCGTACGCCGGCGTCACCACCCCGCCCGGGCCGGTCGTCTCACCGACCCGGCGCCGGATGCGGCACTGGTCGACCATGAGAGCCTCGGCGGCGGCACGGCCGGAGGCGAGCAGATCACCCAGCACGTCAACCCCCGATCCGGACGCCAGCCGCAGGCCGCCCGTACTGCGCCACCAGCGCCTCCTTGAGGAACCGGGACGCCTCCAACCGCGTCGAGATCACGTCGTAGGTTTCGGCGTAGTCGTCGATCTGCCGGCGGGTGAGGCCTTGTGGGTTCCGCGCCGCCGGAGCCGCCAGGCCCAGCACCGCCTTACGGGCCAACTGCAGGCCCTGCGATCCGTCCGGGTAGCCGTGCTCGTAGGTGACAGCCACCTCCACCGGATACGAGCGGTGCGGCCGCCACGTCGACCGCCACACCCGCGCCCCGTCGGGCTTCCACAGCGAGTCCGGCGCGGCGCCGTCGATGCTCACCGACACGACCTTCCGCACCGGCCACTGCGGCAGGTCAAGGTGCCGCCCGGCCGGAGCCGGGAGGATCGCCGTCGAGGTGTCGGCGACGATGCGCTGCCCGCCCGCCGCCGACTGCACCACCGCGGTGGCGACCTCCACCATCAGGGTCAACCGCTCCCGGCTGGCCGGGGGCAGGTCATCCCACCTGAGGTCGAGCAGGGAGGCGAGGTCCTGCGGCGTCGCCAGCTGGTCAGCCATGGTCATCGCCTCCCATCACTCAGATCAGCTCGGTCGCGCCGGTGTCGAGGTTGTGACGCACCCGCACGGTCGTCCCGTCGGGCTTGGTCGCGTCGTACTCCTCGATCCGGTGCTCACGGTCGTCGGCCGGCACCGCGGGGGCGTCGACCGGCACGACCGCGTTGACGGTCAGATGCCCGTCGCGGGCTGCGGCCGCCTTGTCCGGGGTGACGCTGGTGGCCACCTCGGTCGGGTCCGCCGTGTCGGCCGGGCCGTCCCCGGGAGCGGTCACCGACGGGGCGTCGATGTGCTCGTCGAGGGTGGTCGTGCCCTTCGTCTCCGGCTCCGGCGGCGTCACCTGCCGGGGGGTTGCCTTCGTGGGTCGCGAGTTCCCCATGACTTCCTCCTCCTCAGCTCTTCAGCACGCCACGCAGGCGCGCGGCGGCCTTCCCGCCGAACGTGGCGAGCCCGCAGTAGAACTCGATGCGGGTCCGGTAGGCGGGCTTGTCCTGGAGCTGGCCGAGGTCGTCGACCATGACTCCACCGTTGGTGAGGCCGGTGACGGCCTGGTCGGTCTCGTCGTCGCCGAACCGCACCGCGTAGATGCTGGAGGCGGTGGTCGCCGTGCCCTGCGTCTCCGTGGCCGGCAGGATGTCCGCGCCGGCCAGGTTCTGGCCCGGGTCCAGCAGCGGGATGCCGTTCCAGGTCGCGATCCGCTTGCCGGTGATGTCCTCACGGATCGTCTCGGTGCCCCCGAGCCGCCGACCCGAGGACAGGATCTTCCCGATCACGGCGCGGTTGGCGTAGATCGCCCCGTTGCCCGAGTTGAGGCCCGGCACCGCGTCGACGAGCGCCTGGAGGGCGTCGAAGAAGTCGTGCCCGGCGGTGACCGGGCCCATGCCGTTGGTGTCGGCGTCGAGGACCTGCCCGCCGACGAGCCGCTTCTTCAGGCCGTCGAACCCCTTCGGGTCGACCGCAACGTCGCCGTTGAAGAAGTGGTCCTGGAACTTGTACGAGGCGGCCTTGACCTTCATGCGGGTCTGCACGGCCCGCTGGTCGTTGAGGTTGCCGCGGGTCTGGACGAGGAACCGGTCCACGTCGGCGTCGCCACCGAGGATGACCAGCGACTCCGTGGCCTGAACCACGGTGCCGGTCGACTCGGTGTAGGCCTCGTTGACGGCCCGGAACGCCACACCCGGCAGGGTGGCTTCCTTGTTGTAGGCGTAGGCGTTGCCTTCGATGCCCATCAGCGGAAGCCGGTCGAGGACCGGCGACTCCTGGACGAACACTTCGATGACGCCGCGCTGCAGGTCGTTCTCGGACAGCAGGGCGGCCTGAGCGAGGGTGACAGCCATGGTGGCTCTCCCTATCAGGATCGTTTCTTCGTGGACTGGGTGTAGGCGTGCTGGAGGCGACCGAGACCGGGCTGCACGTTGGGCTTGCCGTCTCCGCGGTGACCTCCGTCGCCGCCGCCCTGGAACCGCCTGCCGCCTTGCGCGGCCAGGTAGGGCTTCTTCTTGATGAGGTCGACGATCGCCTCGTTGATGGCGTCCTCGTCGACCTCCCCGTCGTCGCCGACATCGAACTGGTCGAGGTCGAGCAGACGGAGCGCGTCGGCCGGGTCGGCGAGCTTGCCCGCCGCCGCGGCCTTGACCTCCGAACGGAGGATCCTGGTGTTGGCCTGGCGGGTCGCCTCGGCCATCGCCTCCCGGCGGGCGGCGTCGACGTCCTGGTCGCCGCCGTCTTTGCCGGCCAGCAGAGCCTTGAGCTCGTCGGGCGACTTCACGCCCAGCTCCCGGGCCAGCGAGGACCAGGGACGCAGCGCGGCCTGGGCGCGGCGCCGCTTGTCCTTCTCGGCGTCGAGGGCTTTGGTGCCGGCGGGACCGAGCGGTTCATCGCCGCCCTGGTCGTCGTCGGAATCACTGCCGTCGCCGGGCTCGTCGCCTTCGCCGGAGCCGCCCTTGACCGGCCAGACCGGCCGGCCGCTGGGCAGCAGCCCGATGGCGGTGAGACCGGTGAACGGATGGACGGGCAGATCCGGCCCAACGGCCGGCAGGTGGATCGTCATCAGGACTCCGTTGCGGGGTCAGCCCGCCGCCTTGCGCGGACGGGAGGGTCAGAGGATGTAGCCGAAACGCCGCAGCAGCCGCAGCGCTTCCTGGCGGTCGTTGCCGGCGATCTGGTAGATCGACTCCGGCATGAGGCGCACGCCCTTCGCTGAGCGGTACCGCTGGCCGGCGCGCTTCGTGCCGGTCTCTTTCGCGCCGAGGCGCACACCGGCGATGCCGCGGGTGGTGACGCCCTCGTTGGTGGTGTACAGCTGGCGGCCGAACACATCGCGGGTCTGCAAGGTGCCCCGGTCGAGGCCGTTGCGCAGCGTCCGCGCCTCGTCGGCGGTCAACCGGGCACCGGCCGGGGTCAGCCCGTACGCGCCGCGGCGGGCGTTGACGACCTGGTGGATGTCGGCGCCGTCGCGGATCGCCTGCGCGCCCGCTGAGGTGAACGCCTTGTCCTGTTCGGCCTTGCTGAGGCTGCCGAAGTAGGCCATCGGGTCGGTGCGGATGTCGTCCGCGGTGTCCTCACGGGCCGGAACGTGGATGCAGTCGCAGCGCGGATGGCGCGGAAACCCGGCGTTCCACCGGTACCGGCGCCCTGCCAAGATGACGCACCTCGAGCACGACCCGCCGACCAGCATCCGCACGTAGCCGCTGAGCTCCGGCCGGGCGACGACCGCGAGACCGTCCGCTGCACGGCCGGCGTCGGCGATCTGCGTGCGGGCGATCATGTCCAGCGACAGGCGGCCGCCGGCGAGTGCCCGCGGAACCGTCGCACCTTGCCCGATCGCGGTCAGCGCGGTGATCGCGGGCTGGTAGAGCAACCCGGCGAGGTCCCGGCCGTCCGAGGCCACACCAGCCAGCGACTGCGCGACGACCCGCCCCGCCGGCGACACCGCGATCCGCGAGGCGGCGGCGACGTCATCGACGTACACCTCCGCCTCGGCCGCGGCGAGCGCCTGGCCGACACCGAGGATCTCCACCGCCGCCGGCAATGCCGACGCCCACGACGGGCTGATCGCCTGCCGGTCGACCTGCCGCCACAACCGGGCCAGTTCCCCGGCTACGCGCCGCGCCAGAGCAGTCCGGCGCCGGTAGTGCGCCGTGGCGACCTGCTCGACTGCCACCGGCTACTCCTCGACGTCAGGGAGATTGCCGCCCTGGCCGGCGATTCGGGACAGCGCCCCAACCGGGTCCAGTTCGGCCTCGTCGCGGCGCATCCGCATCACCCGCGCCACCTCGCCCGGCTCCAGGCCGTACTGCTCGGCGATCCACTCCATCGGGAACCCGATCGTGCGCATCTTCGTCAGCGCGTCGACCTTCTGGGCGAGGCTGCGGTACTGCACGTCCTTCCACAGCACCGTGCCCGACGCCACCGCCCGGGCTTTTTTCTCCTCGCCCTGGGCGAGGCACACCAGCCGGAACACCTCCCGCAGCGGCGGCGTGAAGTACGTCAGGCGCTCGTTGGTCTTGTTGACCAGGCCCGTCTCGGCCGCGGTGAGCGCCTCCGCGGACAGGTTGGCGACCTTGCCGATCAGGTAGTGCGGAGGCGTGCGGGTCTGGGCGGCGATGTGCTCCACGGCCTTCTCAATGGCCGACGCGTACCCGTCCAGCGACGCCGCCCGCCACTCCGCGACCTTCGCGTTTTCCCCGGGGATCCACAGGGCCCGCTCCAGCGGCAGCGTGGACAGGTCGTACGGCCGGTAGCCGGTGATCTGGCCGGCCTCGTCGAGCACCGGCACCTTCGGCATCTCCGTGCCCAGCACGATCCGCTGCGGCAGCGACGCGTAGTCCAAGGCGTTGAGCAGGTACGACCACACCAGGTTGATCGCGTCCTGCATCGCCCGCACGCCGTCGATGTCGCTGATCGGGTTGTCGTCGAGCAGCGTCTGGTTGCGGAACTCCACCAGCGGCACGACGCCCATCGGGTTCGGCAGCGGCCACACGTCGTCGGTGGCCGGCTGGCGGGGCTCCCACATGCCGTAGAGCCCCGACGGGACGACGATGTTGCTCGTCGCGCCGCGCTTCTGCCACTTCCACACCGAATCAGGGAGGTAGAGGGTCGCGTAGTCGACGCCGTCCTGCGACCACAGCTTGAGGCCGGCCGTACGGGCGCCGGTGTCCGCGTCGTAGGTCACGATCGCGTTCGCCGGGTGCTCCCAGGTGATCCGCGGCGTTTCCTCGTCGTCAGGGTTGCCCCAGACCAGGGCGTACGTCCGCGACGCGGCCAGGCCCACCACGAACGCCTCCGACGAACCCCGGTCGGAATCCGTCATGCGCCACACCCGCGCCAGCTCCCGGTCAGCACGTCGGGCATCCGGCGTATCCACGTCGTCGCCCTCGCCCACGTCGAGGCGGATCCCCAGCGGATTCATCCGCTCCGACGGGGCCTCGATGACCGGCCCACACCAGTTGTCGGCGAACCCGGAAAACCGGTCCTCGAAGTAGGTGGCGAACTCCGGCGACGCGAACCGCAGCGAATGGTCGCCCCGGAACGCGGCGATGCGGTCCTTGATGACCGGCCGACGCTCCTGCAGCTCGGCCGACAACACCTTCACCAGGCGCAGAGCCTCATCCGTGCTGGCCACGGTCACCTCCTCCCGCGCATCGCCGACGCAGTCCAAATCACGTTCTCGACCTCCTGAGGCCACAGACCCGCCGCCGTCACATCACCGGCCGCCTCATGGCAGATCACCGACGCGACACAGAGGTCGATCTTCCGGCCGTCATCCGGCTTGGTCAGCACATACCGCGGCGGCTTACCGGGCCGCGGCTCCCGGTGGGTCGCCTCAACGTGCTCAGCGGTCCACCCGCAGCCGTCATGGCAGAACGTGGAGTCCTGCTTGAGCACGTCCGTCACCAGCCGCTCGGACGCGGCGTGCATCTGCACCATCCGCTGCGTGTACCAGCGGATCACCCGACGATCCCCGTACTTCGCCGCCCACGCGTCGACCTCGCTCGTCCAATACGGCGGGTCGGCGTACAACCGCACCACCCGGTACCGGGACATCAGCTGGTCGACGGCGTCAGCGACCTCCAGGCGCGGCACCTGCCCGCCCCAGTCCGCCGGATCCCAGATCGTCGGCATCTCCATGCCGTCCGGGCCGTACGTCGGTGTGAACTGGTAGCCGTCCTGCGTCTCGGCGCGGATGACCGTCCAGTCGTCGATGTCGGAGCCGTCGAAACCCAGCACGATCGGCGTGCCATCGGGCACCACCCGCGGCTTCGCCCGCGCCGCCCACTTGCCCTCGCCCAGCAGCTTGCCCGCGCCGGCGGCCATCCGGTTACCGAAGAACCGCTCAGCCTGGGCCAGTTCGCCCTTCTCGATGAGCTCTTCGGCCTCAGCCTCGATGGACTCCAGCTTCACGTGCTGCGACCCGGCGTAGACGAACGCGTGGATCTTCCGCCGGTCGGCCTTGCGCTCGTACTTCCAACGTGCCGGCGGCGGCCGGTGGAACTTGAAAATGTCCGGGCGCCGCGACTGGTACGTCAACTGCGCCTGGGACCGCTGCGTCGGATCAAACGCGTTCGTCGTCTCCTGCGACCGGCCCTGCATACCGGCCAGGCCGCGCCGCTGCGTGTCAGCCACCGAAGTCATCTTGTTGCGCGCCGTCCAGATACCCGTCTCGTCCTGGGCGGCGTAGGAAATCGGGTTACCCAACCGCGACTGCGCCGAGCTGGTCACCACGTCGATCCGGCCGTCCTCCCGGTCGGCGATCCGCGTGAACTCCTCGCCCACCCGCAGCAAATCCCCAAGAGGACCCTGCCGGATCATCGCCCGCAACGGCCGGTAGATGTTGTCGGTCTGGTCCTGGGCGAACGCCGTGATCTGGATCAGCGGCGACGGATGCCGCATCCCCATCGGCTCACCCGGCGCGTACTCGTACTCCCAACCACACCCGCAGCCGTGATCCGAGCACGCATACCCGTCGCCCTCGCCCGCCCAGCCGGCGAACAACGACGGGCCCACCGCCTCCAACGCCACCCCAGTCGCCGACCACGGCCCCTTACCGGTCTTCTGCGGCGCGATGACCTGACTGCGGCGGTAGTAGAACGCCGTGCCCAGCAGCGGATCCTCCGGGATCCACTCCGCGTCCTCACGGACCCGGTAGTGGTTCAGCGAGCACCACGCCTGCCAGTCGTACATCTCGAAAGGCCGGCCACGTGCGAACCCGTCCGGGACAACACAGTGCGCCTCGATCCAGTCGACCGCGACGAACAAGGTGGGGAAGTCAACGACGTACTGACCGACCGGCTCCGGCTCAACCCGCCTGGCCATCGATGACCTGGAAACGGTCACGGGCGCCACGACGGGCAGGCGGCGCGTCACGCTTCTGCTCACGCTTGGAGGCGACCTGATCGGCGGCGATCTTCCACCGGTTGGTTTTCAGGCCCGGGATCGTCAGCCCCAGCGCGTCGGCCATCTGCCGCACCAGCGTCGCCAGGTTCGCCCGCGCGCCCGGCTGCTCGACCTCCACCAGCCGGCGCACATACAGCGCGACCTCCAGGTCCTGACCGAGGGCCTCCCACTGGACAGCCTGCGGAGTCGCCCAGAGCCGCTGCCACAGCTCGACCTCACGCGCACCCCAGCCGGCATCCTCGTGTTCGGACAACGGCCACGCAGGAGCGTCGCCAGAACGGCCTTCCGCCGGCAGCGTCGTCCACTCGCCGTCGCTCTTACGGTCCCGGCGCAGCGCGTTCGGATCCGGGGGCGGCCCCGAACGGGACCGAGCTCCACCACTCGCCATGTCGATCACTCCTACGTCGCCTTGCGCGACATCGGGAGGCCATCACATTGCGTGACGGCCCGGAAGTTTTGAACCTGGCGGACCAGGGAGACACC